ACCGGCGAACACCATCCAGTAGTGGCGCTCGGTGTACGGCCGGGCGTCGAGGTCGTAGTCGTAGCCCTCGTAGAAGCAGCCGCGCCCGAGCGAGACGGCCATGCTCTGCATCGCGTCGACCTCCTTGAGGGAGTTGGCACAGACGGCCACGGGGCGCTTGCCGCGGCGGTAGGCAACGACGCAGTAGAGGTGGCCGGTGGTGGGGGGAGTGGTGCTCATTGGTGGTGCTCCTGGGGTCAGTCTTGGCGGTCGAGCTCGGCATCGGCGCCGCGCCAGGCCGAGCTCTCGCAGTCGTCCTCGTAGGCAGCCTCCAGGACCACCAGGTCGACGTCGTGCTCCTCGGCGATCTCGCGGATCACCTGGCCGGTGCCGGCGCAGCGGCCGAGGGTCTCAAAGCGCTGCATCAGGGCAGCGAGCACCACGCTGCCGCCGTTCGCGTAGAAGGCGCACAGCTGAGCGTTCAGGTCGGGGGGAATTACACTGGCGTGAGCCATCTCGATTTCCTTGGTCGTTGGGTTGGTCAGGACGCCTGGCGCGGGTTGAGCACCGCGCCAGGCGTTCGTCTTTCAGGCCGCGCGCTTGGCGCGGTGGGCGGCGATCAGCGCGTCGTCGCGGGCCTTCCAGGCGTCCGCATCAGCCTCGGGCTCCCACGCGTCGGCCTGCGCGGCGATCACTGCCTCGGCGCCGGCGGCGCGCTTGGACAGGAACGCGAACAGCTTGCCGGCCTTGCAGCGGTCGCACTGGTTGCCGACCGACGCCACGAACCCGGCGTAGTCGGCCGCAAGCACGTGGAGGCCGCGATTGCCGCAGGCGACTTCGCGGGCGGCTTTCAGGAGGTGGGTTTGACGGGCCATTTGCGTGTTCCAGAGAGAGTTGCGACAGGCGTTAATGTACAAACGAAAACTCGCCTTCCGGCCTCAGTTTTCGTAATTACGACAACGCACCGTCGACTCCTTCACGGCAGCGCTGCCCAGACGATGAGGCCGAGCGCCACGATGGCGGCGATCAGGCCGAGCAGCGGCCCGAGGTTGTGCGGGTCTTGGTGCCGGCTCACGGCGCCAGGCCCAGCTCGGAGTGGACGGCGTCGATGCAGGTCTGCAGGCGATCGGCCCGGGCGGCTTCGGCCTTGGCGCCGAGCAGGAACGCGGCTTCGAGCGCAGCCAGCCAGGGCTGGGCCTCGCGCGGGCCGTTCGAGTCGCCGAAGTTCGGGCCGACCTGGGTGCCGGCCGGCGTCTTGATGACGTGGCCGTAGTGCAGGTCGCCGAACGCCGTGCGCTCCAGGGTGAAGCCGCTGGTCGTGGTCAGCACGACGTTCAGGCAGACGGGGTCGGCGACCTTCACGAGAGGCTCGCCTTGATCGAGTGGTAGACGTCGCCGTCCTTGCGAACGAAGCCGCGGTCGACCAGCGTGCCCATGATGGTCTCGAACTGGCTGAGCGACAGCGTGCCCATCACGGCGGCGTACATGTGCCCGCCTGGCGCACCCAGCGGGCCCGCTTCAGCGACGGTCTGCAGCAGGGCGGTGGCGACGGCGCGCACCGCGAGGATCTGTTGCTTGTTCACGGCAGGGTCACCTCCCACAGCGGGCCGTTGTCGGTCGTGCGCGGCTCGATGTGGCCGGGCGACTGCATGCCGAAGTCGTAGCCGTCGCGCTCCAGGATGCGCGCGTTGACCATGGCGGCCTCGGCGGCCTGGTTGGCCAGCGCCTCGCTGGCGTAGGAGGCCCAGGAGACCTTGCAGCCGGAGCGCGTGGCCAGGGGGGTGGGATAGGTGAGCAGCTTGTCCATGGTGGTCCTTGAAGGGGTCAGGAAGGGCCCTCGCGGGCCCGTGGTGCTTACGCGGCGGCCTTCAGCTTGGCCATGCCTTCGGCGAGCTGGAACAGCGCCTTGTTGATCCGCTGGTTCTCGGCGATCGACTCGACGCCGCGCGAGGTGACGTTGCGGATGCGGCCGTTGCCGCCGGCCTTGCGGTCGTGCACGCCGCCCTTGATCAGGTTCTCCTGCACGCGGTTCATCACGCGCCAGGTGTCGCTGCCGACGTCCTCCATGCGACGCGCCTGCAGCAGCTGCTCGCCGTGCACGACCTGCTTGCCCTCGTCCCAGCGCAGCAGCGCGGCCGCGTCGGCGAACACCTTGGCCTCGCCGGTGGTGAGCTGCAGCGCCTTCAGGTTCTCGACCGTGTGCTGCAGCTGCGGCGCCTCGGTCAGCACCCGCGTGCAGCCGTCGATGATGTCGTGCAGGACTTCGTCCGAGCCCACGTGCTTGACGCGCACGCCAGGCAGGACCGATTCGGGAACCATCAGGCCGTTGTTGCAGGCGAAGCGAAAGAGGCCCGGGTCCAGCGCGTACGCGCAGCTGCGGTTGTGGCTGTTGGTCAGGCGCGCTTCGAACATCAGGTCGCCCACCTTCCACTCGGTCATCGGCGCCGGCGAGCGCAGCACGATCTGGTGCTTGGCGAACGGGCTGTTGCCCTCCTCGCGGACACGCTGCTCGACCACCTTGACCGGCACCAGGCCGGTCTTCTTCTTGATGGCCTGCAGGATCTCGTACGTCGGCATGAAGAGGTACTTGTCGCTGACGCCCTCGTGCGCCGACTCCGTGAAGATCGACGGGGCGGCCTGGCGCAGCGCGGCTTCGGTGAGCTCGACCGTGTTGGTGAAGCCGTGGTTGTAGACGACATCGCCCTTGTTGAACGAGTGGGCGTTGGCGGTGCGGGAGGCGGCTTGAGCTTGGGTGTACATGGTCATTTCCTTGGTCAGTTGAGCGGTGAGCGAGAGAGGGGCCGGAGCCCCGGGTGATTGATCAGAACGGGATGTCTTCGAGGATCAGGTCGTCGGCGGTGCGAGCGCGCGGCACGAAGACTTGCTGGGGACCGAAGCGGCCGAAACGGGCGTCCTCGACATAGCGCGCTTCGTCGTCGGCCGGCACTTCGATGGCGCCGGTGCCCAGGCGATCGGCCAGCTTGGCGGCCAGGGCGCGAGTGGCGTAGGCGTAACCGCCGTTGGCGAATCCGGCGTCTTCCCAGTTGCCGTTTTCGTCTTGTCCGGCGAGAGCGATTTGGTAGAGCACTTTGCGAGGTCCGTTGTGTGTTGCGACAGGAGAGAATGTACATCGAAACAAACGTGGCGTTCGCAGTTTTCGTCATTACATCAACTCGCAACCGTCGAGGAGTTCACGAAAAACGGACGCATTCCGGCGTACTGACGCTTTGAGGCGTTGGCCGGAATGTTTGCGGCGATGAACCATCGCCAAGGACTTCACGAAATCAGTGCAGCCCGGTCCAGACGATCTTTCGCTGGCGCACCACGCGCACGCGGGCCGAGACCGCCTTGCGATCGATCAGCTCGGGCACGAAGGACAGCGCCAGGCTGTCCGCGTGGTCGGGGCTCTTGCCGCCGTTCTTCTTGATGCTCTGCTTGCTTTCGAGCTGGATCCGGAAGGCGGCGTCGTAGCCGTAGTCGAGGCTGGTGAGCTCGTCGCACAGCTCGTCGTCGTCGGGGATGTCGCCGGCCTTGAGCCAGTCCCTGACGGCGCCCCAGCACTCGGCGCGCTGGTTGAAGTACATCTTGCTGTCGCGGGCGGGCACGCCCCACATCACCGGGATGAGCTCGGGCAGGCCAGGCATGCGGCGCAGCGCGCTGTCGAGGTCGGCGCCGTTGCCGATCGCGTCGTAGACGATGCAGGAAACGCCCTGCCACTGCTGCAGCAGCTCGCTGACGCGCGAGGCCAGGTCGGGCCCGTCGAAGCCCCACAGCGACGCCTGGGCGTGCACCTTGAGCCCCTGGCGCAGCGTGATCACCGACCAGTCGTCGCCGAACCTGGCCGGATCGATCGACATGATCAGCGGGTAGCTGATCCACGCCATGCGCTCTACCCGCCGTTTGCGCGCGCCTTCCGTCAGCTCGGGGCTGATGAAGTTGGCCATGCCGGCCCGCGGGAACTGGCCCTTGACCCGCACCCGCACGAAGTCGCTGTCCTCGCCGTACTCGTCGATCCAGGCCTGGATCTGACCCTTGTTCGTGAACCGCACCGTGCGGCTGTCGACGCGGGTGACGTGGTTGCGGCCCGGCCTGGTGCAGTTCTTGTGGAAGCGGCCGGAGGTGCGCGTGGGGTTGCCGTAGCGCAGCCAGAGGATCTGGGTCTTGGCGTCGGTCAGCACGCCCTCTGCGACCTCCCAGATGGTGTCGTCGATGCCGCTGGCCTCATCGAAGATGAGCAGCACGCGCTTGCCCTTGTTGTGCAGGCCCTGGAAGGCGTCGGTGTTGCTCTCGCTCCAGGGCACCGCGTCGATGCGCCAGGTCTTCGCGTGGCGCTTGTCGGCGCTGGTGATCGACGTCGCGGTGAAGACGAACAGGTCTCGCGCGATGAACAGCTGGTGCCACTTGCCGAGCTCGGACCAGGTCTTGGTGCGCAGCTGCGCGTCGGTGGTCGCGGTGACCACGCCGCGGGTGTCCTCGCGGCACATCGCCCACAGGATCATCCACGAGACCAGCGCCGACTTGCCGACGCCGTGGCCCGCGGTGGTGTCCTCTTCGATCACGGCGCCGTCGTCGCCGCCGGCGCGCAGCCGCTGGCCGACGCGATCGAGCTGCTCCATCTGCCAGGTCTCGGGCCCCTCCTCGCCGGCCAGCGCGGTGCCGGCCTGGCCCCAGGGGAAGGCCCACAGGACGAAGCCCAGCGGATCGAGCTCGAACGACAGGAGCTTGTCGACGAGCTCCTCCACCACGGCCTGGCCGGCCGGCGGCTTGAGCGGGACCAGGCCCTTGGGCCTGCCACCGCGGCGGCTGATCTGCGCGCCTGCTAGCGGGTCGAGCACCTCATCGCAGCCACCCCGTCCCCTTCAGCGCTTGGCGCGCTGGCGTTCTCGGGCTGCTGCCATGCGCTCGGCCAGCCCATTGACGATGCTCGCGACGGCCTCTTCGGCGTCGCTGCCCACGAGTCGGAAATGCTGCGCCAGGATCCTCAAGGCGACCGTCTTGTCGAAGCGCCTGACCTTGCTGGTCGAGGTCTCGATGGTCCTGTCCTTCTTGCCCTTGACCAGCTCGCGCTGCACCTCGATGTCGACGCCGCTGATGCCGGCCGCCGTGTCGTCGTCGAGCTGGTCGGTCGGCACCAGGTGGCCATTGCGGTCGAAGAGCCGGCGCACGTCGCCGAACGCGACCCTGGCCAACTCGAGTTTTACGCGCTCCGCGGTGATGTCGACCTCGCGCAGCTGCGCGCCATCGAGCTCGGACACGCGCTCGGCGATGTCGGGATCCTGCAGCAGCTTGTAGGCGATGCTGTTGGCCGAGCGTTTGCTGTAGCCCGCGCGAATGGCCGCCTGCGTCGCGTTGTGATCGACGCAGTAGTGGCGAGCGAAGGCCTCGCGCTTGGCGTTCTTGAGGGCCGGCATGTGCCGGATTGTCTACCCGTTCGGCTGGCGGTACAGGTGGGCCCGCAGCTTGTCGTTCCACTCGTCGATCAGGCGCTGCACCGCCGCTGCGAAGCTGGCCCAGTTCGTCGCTTCAACATCGCGGTGCTGCCCCGAGCTCTGCAGCGAGGTGATGACCTCGGCGGCGTACTTCTTGGCCGCTTCGAGGGTCGGCGAGATCGGCACCGCCGAGCGCCAGGCGATCACCTTGCTGCGGCCGCTGGGCATCGTCACGATGAAGCCGCCGAT